GAACAAAGGTCAAGAGTCCAATTGGAAGTCTTACACAAGTTCTAGCTCCTACCTTAACGATCTAATCAAGGAAAAAGGTAAAGAAAACTTTGTCTTTATCATTCTTGAGCAGTATTACTCTGTTGGAGGACTAAGCTTTGCTGAGACTTGGTCTCAAGTAGTAGCTGAAACTCCTAGTAAAAACGACGAGTTCATTAACCGCTTCATCGACAAGGTGACCTGGAAGGTTACTGAACCTGTTACTGAGCAACACAAACGAAGATTGAAACATTACTTGAGAAAGTACAAACATGGTTGATCCTATTCTAAGTCTTCTTATTAGCTTAGGGATTATCTCTTTTTGGTTCTTGTTTTGCAACAATAGGACTTATCTTCATAGAGATAAACTAATTGAAGAAGCTAAACACTATATAGGAAACGAAGAGTTTTGGGAAAAAATAGGTAAGCTAGAGAAAGTAAAGTATGAACAACATCTATTCCGGTTAGTTACTGGTCGTTGGAATTGGAGGAAATGGTATGAAAATTGATGAGAAGTTTATTGACTATCTTCGTACTAAAACACTAGATCCCGAGGGCTATCCTCGTGTTTCTACTGATCGAGTAGTTTAGCTGTAGATGACATTCGAAGAATTCTATTTCATTTTAACTTTCAAAACAAGGAACCTTATCGTGCCAATAAAGACGGAGAAGTGGTACACGACTCAATTGGTCTCCTCGGAGAGTGACAAGTACTTTGTCTTTGGTGACAACAGTGACAGACGAGGAACAGGTGGCCAAGCTAGGGTTTGTCGAGGTCAGCCTAATGCTATTGGAGTGATCACTAAACGGCATCCTAACTACAACTATGCTGCTTACTACTGGGAAACAGACTTCGACGAGTGGTTAGCAACAGCACAACCTGATCTTGATCGTGTTGAAGACGAGTTGAAGAAGGGAAAGACAGTCGTAGTACCCGCAGACGGTATTGGTACAGGTCTGGCTCAGCTACCAAGAAATGCACCAAGTATTCACAAGTATATTACAGAATTCTTTGAAAGAATGAAGGAGACCTATGGGGAAGACCTTACACCGTAATCAACCTTGCCTACGTTGTGCAAGTAGTGATGCTGTTCAGATCTATGAAGAAGGTCCAGCACACTGCTTCTCATGTAAAGCATCGTATGATTACCAAAAAGAATATGCCAAAAAACATGGCAAGGAAGAACTAGTCTATAAAACTGACAACTATCGTCGTAGTCACTATAAAAAAGAGATTAGCCTTGATGATGTTCTCGCGTTACCTTCCCGTGGTTTAGCTGAACGGCTGATCACGAAGAAAGTAGCAGAATTCTTCAATGTGAAAGCTTCATATGATGAGCGAGGTGACATTGATCGTTACTACTTCCCGTTTAGTAATAATGACGGGACGTCTACTGTTGGTTACAAGACTAAGAATCCTAAAGACAAAGCAGATCAGTATGTTATTGGTGAAGCAAAGAATATCTTCGGTATTGAACACTTCATGAATGGCGGTAAGTTATCGTTATCACTGAAGGTGAAGAAGATGCTCTAGCTGTAGCTCAGACAAGCTTGCAGAAGTATGGTTCTATCTATCCTGTCTGTTCTATGGGCGGTGTGAACCAAACTAACTACCTGTTAAAGAACCGTGATGTGCTTCGTAAGTTCGATGAGATTGTTATCTGGTTTGACGCAGACGATCAAGGTCAAAAGGCTTCTAAAGAAGCTGCTAAAATCCTTGGTTCAGACAAAGTAAAGATTGTTAACGCTAACGAGAAAGATGCTTGTGACACACTAAAGAAATACGGTTCTGAAGAAGGCACTAAGAAAGCTTGGAACTATATCTGGGATGCTAAACCTTATAGTCCTTCAGGTATTATTCCCGGTGAGTCTACTTGGGAACGTTACAACGAGTTCAAGAACTTAGAGTTTGTTCCTTGGCCTCCTTTCCTTGCTACGTTAAATAAGTTAACTCATGGTCGTGCACTAAGCACTATTACAATGATTGCTGCTGGTACTTCCATCGGTAAATCTACTATGCTTCGTGAAGATATCTTCCACTTGTTGAAGACCACAGATGAGAAGATTGGTTGTATTTTTCTCGAAGAAGACGTAGGTGAAACTGTTGGCGGTATCATGGGTTTATACCTAAACAAGCGTTTAGGATTGCCCGGAGTAGAAACAACAGAAGAAGAAGAACGTAAAGCTTGGGAAGCTACTGTAGGTCAACCTAATCGTGTCATTCTTCTCGATCATCAAGGTTCTGTTTCTGATAACGGACTTATTGATAAGATTGAGTACATGGCCTTAAATGGTTGCCGATATATCTATCTTGATCATATCACTATTGCAGTATCGGAGACAGAGGATGGTAATGTTAACGCTGCAATCGACAGATTCATGTCCGATCTACTTAAACTCGTTAAGCGACATGGTATCTGGATCGGTGTTGTTTCGCATCTTCGAAAAGTTAAGTCGGGCGAAGATTCATTCGAGTCAGGTGCACCGATTAGTGAAGACGACCTTAAAGGATCTGGTTCGCTTAAGCAGATCTCATTTCAGACTATTGCGATTTCTAGAAACAAACTGGCTGAGAACGAAATGGTTCGAAATCGTAGCCAAATCTACCTTCTCAAAGACAGGAAAACTGGTAATACAGGTCCAGCAGGTGCTTATCGATTTAACTCAGTTACAGGTCGTCTCGAAGAAGTTGAAAAGGAAG